AATGAGCATTACGTCCGTCACTTAGTGATTTTTTTGCAGGATGACACGCTATTAAATGATACTGATATAGTTGCGCTCTATGTGAAAGGTCTTTTAATGTGTTATCAATAAGATTAGGTTCAACATGTTCTAGTACATCACTGCTGTATACTAAGTCAACTTGATCTGGAAGTTTTATTGGGAATGTTACTGGATCGTATGTGTATACATTAATATTGTAATTAGACTTTAATGCAGAAGAAGTTAGTCCTTTTCCTGCACCAAAGTCTAATATACTATTAACTGATTGATTTTCTATAAGCTCTTTTACTTCGTTTGGAATATTTGATGCAGTTCCAAATGTTTTTTTGTTGTGTAAAAGTTTTAATTCTTCTAGATAATCATTTGAATGAGACATTACAACGTTGCGTCTTCCATACCTGCTACACGTAATTTGACTACGTTTGTAATTTGCCACTGTTTTTGATCAAGTGCTTTTAAAACACCCAACCATTTGTTACGCATGAGAGCAAATTCATTAATAATTTTTTCATAATCAACTACATCACTCTCACCGTCAACATATTTTTCAACATCACGACTTGATAAAGCTCTTTGATAGTTTTCAAGATATTTTTTAAAGTATGAGCTACGCAATCTACGTAATTCAATATTAAGGTAGTTAAGTATAGCTTCGATTTCTTGTAACTGATTAAAACGGTGTTCCACTATACCAGGCATAGCAGCCGCTGCCTTTTCAACATTACCTGAAAGTTTACATTCAATTTTTGCATCATTCAGTTCACGTTCAAAATGTGCTACTGCATCTGGTATTCTACCTACATCACGAGATATTTCGCTATACCAACCCATTAATCCCACTCATCTTCTTCATCAACATAATCTTCTGAATCAATATCTAAATAATAACCTATCGCTTCATCAAGTGCGCTGTCAATTCCAAATAAATCTTTAAGTTGATGATCTTCGACGCCGTAATCGGCTAAGTGATCAACAAACTTTTCAGCAACTATTTCAATTTGTTTTTTATCTAAATATTCTTTAAATAAAATCCAAATATCAGCAATTTGTTCTTCATTCATTTGTGGTAAGTTCCTCGATTGGTTGTACGTTATCAACATCTTCGTTGACATCGTCGTCAGCGGTATTTACCATATTTGCCTCTTTTTCAAGATAATCTGACATAACCATATCGAGTAATTCACCCGTCCATTTTTTACGATATTCTAAAATCTCTTCACCTGTATTAGTTACGTACTTGAGTCTGTTACCACTTTTTTCAATAACACCTTTTGCTTCAAAAAGTTCTAGTAATCCGCTATATGGATTCATTCCTGTTTCATAAGGAATTTTAACTTGTACGCCTTCGAAAGGTTTTGCGTAACGTGTTTTCATCACTTTACAACCTGCACGAATGCCACGCACTTCACTAATCTTATTACCGTCTTCATCTTCTTTTAGTTTCAACTTCTTCATTGCAACTACAATAGACGATGCATAGATAAATCCTTGACCGCCTGAGATTTTATCATCTGGATCAAACATATCTTGTGATGCGTAAGTGTGATTAGTACATACAAGACCTACATTATGTGAACCAATCATGTTTACAGTGTTACGAACAAGTGAAGTTAGTGCCTTAGGCTTACGACCCATATCACCTTTCATATCACCTTTGTTAAACTGATCTACATCTGTAGGTGTTAACAACATACCTAAACTATCAATTACAAACATTACTTTAGGACGATCTTCCTCTGGCATTGCTTTATAATCTGTCATAAATGTACTAATAGTTTTAGCAACATCGTCAATCATTGACATATTAAGTTTAAGTAGTTTTTCTTCTGACGTGTCTACGTCTAATGCATGTAGCCACGATTCGTCAAGTGCATTCTCCGAGTCAATAAGAACTACAAAGATTCCTTGTTCTTGAGCGTATTTTACAATGTTACCTGCACAGATATATGATTTACCTGCGCCAGATTCACCTGCAAATACAGTTACCTTACCCATTGGAACGCCTCGGTTAAAGTCGCCGCTGATAAGATAGTTAAGTGCAAAGTTGCCTGTACTAACCCAATCTGTAGGATCGTTAAATCCTGCACTCATACCTTGAATGGATTTTGTCAACGAGTTTCGAAACTTCGTTGGATCGAATGCTTTATTCGCCATATATATATCTCCTATCTAAAAAGCAATGGGGGATTGCTCCCCCATAATGTTATTACTGTCCTTGACGTGCTCTAATCATTGCTAGAATGTCTTGAGCATTGCCACCTTCTGCTGGAGCCGCTTCGGCTGTTGGAGCCGGAGTTGACTCTGGTGTTGCTTCTGCTACCGGAGTAACCGGTGCTGGAGTAGGTGTAGGAGCAGGCGTACTTGCTGCTGGTGCAACAGGATCACCTGTTGCTGCTGACATGCCTGCTGGACGGAAATAATTACTCCAACGATCTGGATCGTATGCTTCTCCGTCTACTGATGCTTCAAACATTTCAGTCAATACTTTAACTGCTGTTTCGTCTGGCTTCTTAGGTAGGAAGTCACTTAGATTAAACAAACCGTGTGTATTAATTGCATTCATCTCTGCATCACTTAGTGGACGCTCTCTACGAGCCCAATTTGATGTTGAGTAGTCTGCATAGCCACCTTTTGAACTCTTGTTCAAACGGAAGTCTACACCAGCAGTATAATCTGTTGGCAACTCTTCCATGTCTGGATCCATTAATGCTTGTTTAATGATCTGGAAGATTTGTGGACCAATAATAAAACGTCTGATTGGATTCTCAGGTGCTTCGTCATCGGCTAATGGGTTATCGGTTACAAAACCTTGGAACAAGTATGAACGTTTTTTCCAATACTTACGACCCATATCTTCTAGACTTGGATCTTTGAACCAGCCGCGGACTTCGCCTAAAATAGGACATGATTCACCATACATTTCCATACATGGAACTTGTACTTGTACTGGACGTGAATCAGTTTGTCCTTTAATACCCGAAAACGGAAGTTTGATCATCAAACGTTCTGCCCAGAAAAAAGTATTATCTGTGTTACCGTCAGGAAGGAAACGTAGAGTTGAACTCTCGCCTTCTTTCATATTCCAAAATGGGTAAATTGGGTTTGGACCGCTTGGGCCGTTTGAACCACCTGAACTGCGGTTCTCTTGTTCTTTGAGCTTTGCTCGGATTTCTGCTAATGATGCCATAATTATGCCTCCTATTTTTTGCCTTATAGCTTTGTGCCTAAATTAAGTGTAGCACATTGTATATACTACACTCTATTATTTATCCTGTCAAGTATTTTTTGACAGAAATATGAATGAATTAGCTGATTATCTTAAACCAGCTAATTCACGCATTCTTTCATACTCTGCATCAACTTCCATTTGTTGTGGTTGTGTCTTCATTTGGAAATCGTCGAATAGAATATTAACTTGTTCGATAAACGCCTTAGCAGGTTCTATGAACTGCTCGCCGTAATCTTTTTCTACCATGGTAAGTACAGCGGTTTCGCCTTTTGGGAACTCGCCTGTTTCTCTATCGTAGTAAGATAAAATAAATTCGCCTAGTGGTGTCTTTTCGTCCTTTTCAAGTGTTATTTCGTCGCCATCCGGGCCTTGAACTTTATCGCCTTTTTTCTTGCCGTTCATTTTAGCTTTCTTTACAGCGTGTGCATATGCATTGCCTTCGTCAAACTCGATATCACCGTCTCGGAATGCTTCATCAGCCTGTTGTTGAATGTCGGCGTCATCCCAATAAAGCATGTCTTCTGGACCAGGTAATGTACTAGCATCTATCTCAGGCTTGCCGTTTTTAATTTCAACTTCAACTTCTACTTCGTGTTCACCGCCGTCTTGATCAGTAACAAATAATGCCATAGTTCCTACTTGGCCTTCTTGTGCTTTGTTAGTATCACCTTCAGCAAACTGCCCCATTGATTTTTCAAATGCTGCTTCTAGTTCGTCTTCTTCTTTTACACACGACCCTTTTTCGCCTGCTTTTTTGCCAGGTACTTTACGATAGCCTTTCCAGCACTTGTCATAGATTTTACTATTACCGTGTCTTTCGCCTTCGTTTGTTTTTTTGTATTCTTCTGGATCTCCAGTGCCTCCGCAATCTGGACAACTTTTAGGACAAGTTTCATCACAATCGTTTTCTGCTTCTCCTAATAAATCATCTGGTCCTAATTCTTTTGCTTTAGTAGCCTCTGAAACTAGATTATAGATATAAGGAAATACGTCTTTAAGTTCTTCGTTAAACTGTCTAATAGTTAATTGATCAATCCAGTTTTCTGCAACATCACTTGGAACATCTTCTAGTACTGGGGTTTCAAATGCTTCAAATGTTTGCTTGTAAAAACTTGGTTTTTGGAGACTTTCAACTGTTTTCTTAACTGTTTGTATACGCTCTTTAACAATGTCCATATACTCACTAAGACTCTCTGCCATTACTGCTGAACGACCCATATAAGTCTTAAACTTACGTAGTTTTGATAATTCTTCGCTTAGTCCAGTGATATGTTTACCAAAGTCGTCGTAAGGTTTGCCACCTTCAGCAACATGACGTGCCATTGCTCTTGCGCCAGTTAAATGCTTGTACGGATATTTAAATCTTTCTCCGTCTGCACTTTCAATATAAATCGTACCAATCTTTTGTGTACGACCCGATGCAAGTTCTTGATTAACACTTTCAGTGTGTTTAATTACAAGTCTTGCATTATCAACGTCTTGATAACTTATACGTGATGTGCCGTATAGTTTTGATTCATTCATTTTATCGTCCCCAGTTTTTGTTGCAAGGTATTTATAGTCTCTTTTTTCTAAATTTGATTTTGTAATATCTCTAGTATTAAATCCTAACATTCTTTTTTTAGAAAATGTTCTTAATTCTTTTAAAAACTCAAACCATAAACTTTTTGATACAGCATTTTCTACTACTTCTTTATTAAACATTACAACAACACCATCATCGGCTGACAATGATATACTTACATTTCCAAAATCTTGATTTTTATCATTATATGCAAATTCAAAAAATCTTGCTTCTTTTGGATCGTTAACTACGTTTCCTTCGCCGTCGCCAATAGTTACATTGGAAAAACGTCCACGTATTTTTGAAAATAGTTCTTCTGCTGTTTGATCAAGTTTATCCATACTAATATTTATCCAAAGTTGCTAGATATGAAGATTGGCATAGGTGCTTCATAATCTTCATCTTGTTCTGCCTGATTAAAAGAATTATAAATTCTAGGATCCCAATCTTTGAGAACACTCATCATTCTAATGCATAATAGTGTGGCACTAACTAAATCGTCACTCATACCCGACTTTGCTTGAAAACTTGATCCAGTTGCAACAAAACCTTTTAATTCAGATAGCAATGGTTTACTTCTAACTATCATTTTATCATTTTCAACCATAGTTTTTAATCGACTACATGCTGTAATTTTAGTGCTGTGTGTAGTATTAAACCCTTTACGGAACTTGCGCACATGTCCTTTTCGAATAGGTTCAGACACAAATAGTCCTGGTATATTCTCTTCCCCAAAATCGTTTATAACGATTAGTGCTGCTTCTCCAATGCCGTTATTTTCTACACTCCAATATATACTATTATCGTTTTTTGTTTGATCTGCAATATACTTACATATGTCAGCAAGTACTCTAACCTGTCCAGGTATACCTGTTTGATTATGTTGCCATTCTGCTACTTGCTCGTAGCTTGGTAATTCAAAAACTTGTATAGCTGCATTATCGCCGCCGGTGCCCATGCTAGGATCTAAACCAACTGCATACGTAAATTCACTTGTAGGTTTTTTATACCAACGTGTTTGACCCATATTAAGAATTGGACTTTCGCCTTCCATTGCTGCTAGTTTTATACTGTTAATAAGTGTTTCGTCAAATACTAAGAATTCACAACCATATTCACGTCTAAATTTTTCTTCGCCTATACGACCAATTTCAGCTTCTTTCCATTCTTCATCTCTATCAGGATGTTCTTCCCACTCTGCTCTAAAACTATGGAATCCGTTTATTCCAACTTCTTGTTCATTACCGTGTGCATCAAACTTGTCTTCAGCTTGTTTCCAGATAGTAGCAAATGTATCTTCGTCTGAATTTGGTGTGCTAGTAATAATAGCACGACCACCTGTTGCCAGCGTAGGTGATATTGAAGTCCAAAACTCTTCTGCAATGTTAGGTTGCACAAATGCAAACTCGTCACAATATAGTAATGATATAGACATACCACGTCCTGTGTTGCCCGTTGTTGTTTGGCTTACAATACGTGAACCATTTTCAAACTCTATGCTACCTTTGTTGTAACTTGTAACACCGGCTCTAATATGGTCTGGACATGTTTCATACACATATCGTATACGTGCCATAATCTCTTGTGCGCCTGTGTACTTGTGTGCAGCAATAAGAATTGTTTGATCTGAATTAAACATTGCATACCATGCAAGATAGATAGCAGCACAGGTTGTTTTACCTGTTTGTCTAGGCATCATGTTAATATTAAATCTATAACTATGATAACTGTGCATCAATCGCAATTGATACTCAAAAGGATCAAACAATAGTTTGCCTTTTACAGGATGTTGGATATATGCAAAACTTCTTGCGAAGTGTAAGTAACCCTCGTCAGGATCCATGCACTTCGCAAGATCTTCAATTTGTGCATTAGTATATGTTTCTTTTGTATTTGCCTTTTTAGTTAAGACACCATCTAAACTTTTACTTGCCATACTGTATTTAACCAAAAAAATAGGCACCGACGTGCCTATTGAGTAGTCTAGGGAAGTGTGTTACTTACAGCCGCAGCCTGAACATGCCATTAATTTTTTCTTTCCTGGCTTGCCGCATTCTGGACATTTGCCGTCATCAGCTTCTTTAACTTTTTTCTCTTCTTTGTCTTTGACTGCCTTTTTCATTGGCTCTTTTTTGTCGCCATCACCGTCAATGTCAATATAATCTGGCTTTGCTTTCTTTTCGCTTAGTGCAGCATAAAGGTCTGCTTTAATATTTTCTAATGCTGGATCATTAGTGCGAATTGCTTTACGATCCTTTGAACGATGTAGATCATTACCGTCCGGTGTTACATCTTTGATATCACCAACTCTAGGCTCTGGTTCATTTTCATAGCCTTCTTCGTATTCAATATCGTCGTTGCAGCCCATTGCTGTAATGTCTTTGTCGCCGTCAACATCGTCTTTGCCTGGAATCTCTGGATCGTCCATCGGTGAATCAACAATGTCACGTAACCTTTCCATGTCTAAACGTGGTGCAAGCATTTTAGCGTCTACAGGTTTTGCATCACCTAGTCCTGCATTTTTCATCATGTTAAGTAAATCTTCGACATGGTCTTTACCACTAGCATTAATTGACACGTTCATAGATACAGGATTTCCTTTATCTACTTCTTGTGGTGGCATTGCTGGTGGCATACCTGGCATCTCGTTCATGCCACACTCGTCTAATGATTCTAATAATTTTTTCATTTCCATTTTATTATCCTCCTACTACCGATGTAGCATTTTCTGTGTTATCAATATCACTGCTTTCACCAACAGGTGCAGCGGCAGCTGGATCGTGTTCTCTTTCTTTGCGAGCAACTTCTAGTTCTTTTAACAGGTCCATTACTCTGTTGCCTGCTACGGAGTCTTGCGCACTTTCTCCGCCCATATCTTCTTGAGTAAGTTTTACTTCGTATGCATCATCGGCTGCTTCTTCTTGATAAAGTTCAAGTGGATCAGCAGCATTACGCACAACAATATGTCCTGCTGGACAATCGCAACACGCATCTAAATATTCACCCAATACTTGTGCAGTTGTTGGATATAATAGATCTGCTTCAAAGTGCGTAACTTCCATATTGTGTAAATTAGGAAAATCTAAAGGACGTTCTTGTATTGGTGTCTTTTTACCACTTGACAACTCTGATACTTTAAATCGTTCTAAACAAGTTTTTAGATAATCGTTAAAACCGTCTGGCAACTCGCCAGCGATTGCTATTTTAAATGGGTAAGTCTTTTTAGACTCTGTTAAATATTCTTTAAAAGATTTCATTGCGCAATATCCTATTATATATTATTTATCTTTATCAAGTCCTTTTAGCTTCTCTAGTAGGCTATTTCTGTCAGTGACTACATAGTTTTCGCCATTAATGATATCACCATCGTTTACATTAGAATCATTATCTAGTTTCTGTTTCTTAAGCTGTAATTCAATCATTTTTAGTTTTTTATCTAACTTTTGCGTTTTAGCATCTAAACTAGTCTTGAGCATATTACCTGCTACTTCAAAAACTCTGCCACTATACCGACTTTCTACATTCATTCCTAAGTCCATTAGATCATCATATGCTTGCATTGCTTTATCTGCAACTTCGTTTAGCTCTTTATCTGCTAAATCTCCTAGTCCTTTTACAGCAGGTAGTGCAGCACTAATTTTATCAAATTCTGCTATATCTCGAAATGTGTCTTTTTGACGCTCTATTTCGTGAGCTTTTTGATCTTGTTCTTGTGACTCGGCCTTTTCAATAATTTCTTTTGATTCAGGCAAGTCTAATAATTCTTCTAATTTTTTTGTCATAATTTTCCAACCATTAACTGCTACTATTATTTATCTTCTTTTACCATTGTGAAAAATATCATTCTCCGTAACAATTCTAAAATAAATGCCTTTTTGTTTACACCAAGCTCTTGCTGCTTCCCATTTTGCTTGATTAATAATCCAATGAGCTTGGTTTGCACGACTGCGTCCTGTTTTTTCTTTTAATGATTGATTTTCTGGTTTAACTTCTATAAGTTCAACTTTTTGCTTTCCTGTTTTATTTGCATATGCAATAAAAAAGTCAGGAACATATACAGTATGTTTTCCTGTAAATGGATGTCTATAAGGTATTTTTACTGCCTCACTTGCCCATTGACTGACGCTAGGATGTTCATCACAAAATCTCATAAAGGCAAATTCCCAACTGCTTCTATAAGTTGGTGTTGTATTTCCTAGATACTTATCAGGATTTTTTAGTTTAAATTTACCTTGAGCAAATTTTGGCATGGCATTATTCTTCCGTGCCGATGATAATTTGCCCTACCATTGATCCGTGGAATTGACAAATATAATAATAAGTGCCAGGAGTAACACCTGTCGTATTCCATGTGCATGTTACAGACTGTTGTCCATTATTAGTAACACCAGTTGAAACTGTACTTCCAGTTCCTGTTACTGCGGCTGTTTTAATCCAAAACGGATGTCCACTAACTGACAAGTTAAATTCAATTACATCACCTACTAAAAATTCTATAGTAGGATCATTTCCTGAAACTGCTCCATTTCTATCTGAGCCTGATAAAACGTAAGACGTCGAACCGCTGTTAGTAACTGATATATTATATGTTGTAACTACAGGTGCTACAGACTCTGTAGTAATTGTAAATGGATTTAATACACCGTACTTACTATATAAATGCCTGTTAGGAGATCCCATTATACTAAGTGTAAAAGACCTATAATCTGAATCATTGTTTGCAGTTTGATTGATAACTGATTTTGAATCAGTATTCATAATATCTTTTAATTGTGCTGGTGTTAGGTATGGGCGAGATTGTAAATATAATGCCGCAACGCCTGCTACTTGCGGTGATGCCATTGATGTACCGCCAATACTCATTATTTTATAATCTGTATTAGAAGGATAGTCTAATGGTGTGTAACTGTTAGTATTATAGTTCAAACTACAAGTACTCATTATATTTGTTCCGGGAGCCCACATATTTACTGCTGGTCCTTTTTTACTAGAACCAGCAGTTCTGTCAGTTACCGTTGTAGTTGTAGAATCTATATTTCCAACTATAAATGCATTTGAACTATAAGGTGAGCTCGGTCTATGATAATATCTTGTAATACCGCCAAAAACTACTGCATTATCATAATCTGTTCCGCTTGGTATATCTGCTTTATAATAATCATTACCTGCGGCAATGCAGATGTGTATTCCATCTGCAATCATATCTTCTACTTCAGCATCAACGAACGCTACTTGTGAAGGTATTCTTCTAAAGTCTGGATCATCACCGCCACTAAATTTTGACACTATGCCATAATCGTCCCAAAGTTCGGTTTCTGTTTGAGCTGCGAATGTCCAAGGTGTGCCTTGATAAGTTCCACTATCAGGATCTTGTGTATAAACTGCACTATATCCCCAACTCATATTTACTATAGTTGGTCTATTGTCTGTTTTTGCATTATGCCAAAGTCGGATTGCATCAAAAGAGTCTGAAATAGAAATTCCATTTCCGGGATCAGCTGTTCCTTCTAGTCCTCCTAGTTTTTGTGCATATATACGAGCTCCTTTAGCCCATCCATAAGTTTTACCTGCAGCAATGCCTGCACAATGTGTACCATGGCCATCATAATCGTTGTAGAAGAATGCATCTTGTGTTCCTGAAATACCCGACTCTAAATACCAATCAATGGCTTGAAATCTAGTAGTGCCTTCTGCATCTTCCCATTCAGGATGATCTTGATCAACTCCACTATCTTGAATAACTACGTCAACTCCTGTGCCATCAAGTGCATACAAATATCCGCCAGGTGCAAGTTCGCTTGAACCGTAAATATTAGTTTCTTCAATACAACGTCTTAGTCCCCAATTAACATTTACCGAAGATCCATCTTCTCCTCTTCTAAACACTACACCTTCACTTTGTTCTGCGTTTAGACCTATTTTAATATCATCTCTTTGATCTGGAGGGATTTCTACAGCACGTACTCTTGGGTCATTGCGTAGTGCTTCTGCTTCTTCATCAGTAAGCATAAAATGTGTTTGTATTTTAGATCCGGGCCTAGCATTAGCAATATCTACAGCTCTATTAGGAATAGGGCCTGCACCGCTACTAGCAGTAATTTCTACTTCAAGATCAGATAAGTGTTCTCTTGCTGTTGCTATTACGGTGTATTCTTTTTCCATTCATTTCTACCTTAATATAGAGGCTGCCAAACAGCACCGTCATAAAATACTGGATACGGTCTTGGTGTAGATGATGATGCTGGATCCCAGTTAGCATAATCCGCAACAGCAAACGTTCCGGCCACAGGATTTAAAGGTGCAGCACTTAATGGTGTTAATTTAAATATGCTATCAAAATTTGCTGTGCCATTGATGTTTACATCATCTGTTGCTGTAATGTTTACACTCGCTGCACTTGTAAATGCCAAATTACCAGTGCCAACACTTGCTAGACTTGAAATAGTTACAGTACCGTTAAATGTAATGTCTGGAGTTACAGTAATTGCTGCACTAGCAGTAGTGTCTATAGTTTCGCTAGTAAATATAAAATTACCAATGCTTGGAATACTAGGAGCACCAGTTAAACTACTGTATGTTCCGTCAAACAATAAATTTGTATTATCTGTTAAATCACTTACGTCTGCAGGTATAGTTGGTTTATCTGTTAAATCATTATAACTACCACTAAACGAACTGCCGCCTGATTGATCTACCCATACATAATCTCCGCCTGTTGCGTCCCAACTTAAAACTTGTCCATTTGTTGCAAGACTTTGATTTAAATGTGCATCAACATCGGTATCAGTATAACTATTACTGCCTGCATCGTCTGTACCTATTACCCAATTTGCACCATTATATTTTAATATACTTCCTGTTACTAGACCCGTAGTATCTACATCTGTTAGATCATTTAAAGCCGTTGCACCTGTGCCGCCTGCATTTGACACCCACGTATAGTTTGCACCATCCCAACTTAGCACTTCAGATGCTTGTGCTTCACTAACATTTAAATGAGAATCTACACTAGCATCAGTATAATTAGCACCAGAAAGTAAACTGTCATTGTCTGTAAGTTGATTAATATCTGTAGGTATTGTAGGTTGTTGTGTTAAATCATTATAACTGCCACTAAACAATACTGGCTTGTTGGTTAGATCATCATAACTACCACTAAATGAACTGTCAGATACTGTTGCTGGAAACCATTCTGTACCAGACCATTCTAAAACTTGTCCAATACTTGGAACATTGTTTGATACATTATTCAAATCTCCAATATTTACTGGAACACTCGGAGCGCCGTCTAAAGACGAATAATTACCATCAAACAACTCCGGTTTACCTTGTATATTATTCCAAACAACAGGTGTTTCTGCAATCGTTGTTGCATTTGTAACTCTAACATCTAAGTCGGTAAAATTTCCATCTAATTCTGCATAAGTTAACTGAGAACCTTTGTCTGTTCTTAAAATTATTGCCATTGTTATTCTCCTACGTATCCCGGCTCTACATATCCAAGAGTTACATAATTTTCTTGATTTGATATAATTGTTTCTTCTGGTGTTTCAAAAACTTCTACATTTCTTGATTCTAATAAAGTTTGTTGACTTTCTAATCTAAAACCCAATGTACTAGTTTTAGATCTATTATAGTTTAAAATTTCTGTTACTAACGTACTAAGTTGTAGTTCGTTAAATCCTTTTAAGCTATCTAACAATTTAAAAATAGGCACGTTGTCGATCTTTGATTGCTGCATTAAGATAGTGGAAACACTATAAGCGGCTGTTTTTTCAAAACCTCTTTTTTCAAAAAAAGCAATTACTGCATCTACTTCGTTAGATGAAAATTCTAATTTTGCTGTATAAAAATTATCAAAAAATTCTCTAACTGAATCGTCACTTGATGTAAATTTTGTTTGCGGTATATTTCCTGTAACTGCCATTTTTAAGTTCCTGTTGTATTTGGTAAGCCATTAGCTTCTTGTGCTTGTCCTATTTTTTGTGCTTTAGCTTCTTGCGAGGTATTATCATTCTTACTTACTGCTTGTGTTGTTTCAGTACCTTTGCCACTATTCTTGCCAAAGAATGTACCTGTAATTCCGCCTGGTGAAGGATCTTGCCCAGCACTTACTATTGCATTGGTTAATATACTAAACCCTTCTCTTTTAAGACTGTCTTTTGATAAATCTCCTGCATTACGTACTGTGTTTGCCGCAGTAAGTAATGTTCCTAGTCCAACATTACCACTAGTAATATCGCCTAACACACTAGAAGCACCATCTAATATTCCGCCGCCACCAAATAGATTAGCAACGCCTCCTCCTTGTACACTTAAAGGACTTGGTGTTTTATCATAGTGACTAGATGCAAAAGTTGCCGGGTCGTCTTCACCTACTGCACCGTCTGAATATAAAACTGCTTCGTAGTTTAAAGCCATTTTATTTTCTACTATGCCAGCGCCGTCTGTTTGGTCCATAGTGTCGTGGCCCCATGCTGTAATTATTGGATTAATTAATGTATATTCTTGATATTGATGTCTGCTAAATTGATATAATTTTATATTCTTAAAGAATGGTTCAAGTTTATCGTTGTCTAAACCAAATCTATAACCTCTTCCGTTACTTTCTTTATATGTGCCTCGAGGATCATATGTTGCACTAATATCTGAAATATTACCGTCTCTATAATAATATCTATAGTATGCTTGCATTAAAGAATTAGTAATTCCCAAATTATCATCGTGCATAAGAATATTAACTGGAGAATAATCAATTCTAGTTTGTATATTCTTTTTTCTATTATATTGATTTTTTGTATCTACAGTAGCAGTATATTGTGGCAAATCAATTTGCTTACAAAGCATATTCATTTCTGCTCTATGCCTTTGTGCCATCTTTGGAAAAGCCCTAATTACTGAATCTGTAAAATTAAAATTTACAAAGTAAAGGAATTTTACCTTAGGTGCAAGACGAAATGCATTGTCAACATATAAACGCTGAGCATGTTGGAAGTCGCCTACTATTCCTTTTGGATTAGTAACTCCACCGAAAAAATTATCTAAGAATCCGTTTAACTTGTTTGCCATACATATATTTATCCATAAGAAAAACCACGCAGATAATAAAAAAGGAGACCAAAGCCTCCTTTTTCGTTTGACAATCTACTTTTTAAGTTTACTGTGCGCCGCCGCCGCCAGTTACTAGAGTGTTAACTGTACGACCAACTGCTGTACCAATACCAGTACCTTGTGGTGTTTGGATAGCATTATCGTATCTAATTGATAGTGCGATAGTTGCCGGGTCATTGGTAGCATATGCCATTGTATTATAATTTGCATTAGTTAAGAAGCAACCATAGCACTCCCAAGTTTCTAATACACCAACTTCGTTTGCACCGTTACCACCGTCAAGCATTTCAATACGAGTTAAGAACTTGTAATCAATTCCTGATGCTGCACTTGACTGTTCAAAGAAGTCAAATTGCTTCTGAAGTTGCTCGCCAACTTGCTTAGTAACGTTGTTGCTTACATCGTCTCTTACGTTAAGAGTAATTGGTTCCCAAGTGTGCTTACCTGCTAGGTAACTTCTTGAGTTGTAAACATCTAAAGTAATTTCTTCAAAAGTTAAGTTAGGACGAGTTACGTCTACTACTTGTTTTGTTAGTTCTGTTGTATTACCACTTACGCCAAAGTTTTCTAGTGTCACTCTAAAGCGATACTGTAACTTAGGCATTAACAAGCCTTGGTTACTTGCACTAGAATCACTAGCTAGTGGTACTGTAATTTTTGATAATGTTGAGATTGCCATTTATATTTTCTCCTGTTGCTAGTATTTATCAAAGTAAGGACCCCTTTTTTCAGGGGCCCTTGCCCTCATTTAAAGTCCTGCAATTTCTCCTGTATTCTTAAGTCTTAGTGGAATGTAAATAAATTCTACTGCTTTAACTGGTTCAATTGCAATGTCTAAGTATAGCTCATTACGATCTATTCTTCCTGGAGTATTGTTTGATTCATCACAAACAACTAAGAAGTCATAAAGTGCTCTTTGTCCTACTAGCTCTAAACATAAGCTCTCTGCTGCTGCTTTGATTTGATCTCTAGTAATCTTATCATTTGGTTCAAACAAGTAAGGTTTTGCTAGTTTGTTTAGCTGGCTTCTTAAGTAAACAACTAAACGTGCTACGTTTACTCTATCAAGTGAGCTTGCATTTCTTGCACGAGTTTTTTGTCCAAATACAACAAGGCCTGCGCCTGCTAGTGTTGTAATTGGGTTAACTGCGTTTGAATACAATGTATCGCGTTGACCTTCGTTAAGTGCAACACTTACAAATTCTCCCTCGTCACTAATATAACCTGTTGCAGTTGCATTAGTTACGCCGCCACGTCTTGTACCTGCTGGTGCAAACCATGGATAAGAAACTTGATCACTTAGTGCAATAGTGCGAAGTGCCATATGACTTGGTGGAACAACAATGTTGTTACCTACATTGTCACTTGTAAATCCTGCTGGATAATAAACACCCATGTACTCATCTCTGCTAACTAAGCCGTCATCGTTATCTTCAACTGCTAAACGAACGTTAGTACCCCACTCATTAAGTGAAGTTGCATCTGGCTTCAATCTCATTGGACTGTCGCCTACAATAAATGCACTTAAACCTCTGTCATAGTTTAGACTTACCATTTCTCCAATTAGTTCTGGATAACCTGGTGTTGCCATTACATTGAATAGTCTAGTTTCGTCATCTCTTAATTCGTCAACTCCGCTAACCATTGCTTGTAGTCCAGTAATAACAATTTGACGCTGTGCTTTACGGCCAAAACTACCTGATCCATCTGCTTGGTTAGCTGATGCTGTTACCCAACGGTGTGGATAGTAATTTGCTTGGCTTTCACCGCTAACTGCATTATCTGCGTTAATGTCAACATAATTACGTACAAAACGCTTAACATTAAATCCACTTCTACGTAGGTTCCATAACAACATACCTCTTGGATATAGTGCTGCTTGTGGAGCATCGCCGTCTACATAATCTGAACTTAGCAAGTCTACAATATCACCTGCCGTTCCACTGTTTGCGCCTGCTGTGTTGTAACGTGCATCTGCAAATAGTACACCGTTTTCTGTAGTTTGATCTGAACTATCTAGTAATACCCACTTTAGAGTAACACCATTCCAGCGATAAATTAGCGGATAGTTTTCAATATCAGCAGTACTTACCCAAAGGTCGCCTTCGACTAATGGCGAACCGTCGCTTTGCTTTTCTGGTTGTGTTGCACTAACCATTGGACCCATTGGATCTGACTCAGGATATGCTAGACGATAACCTCTCCAGCTATCACCGTCATGTACCATAATGTCAACTTCGTCAACAACTGAGTTATACCATAGTTGGCCGTCTGCTGCTAGACTTGATGGTGCATCATCGCTTGCTGTTAGTGTTGCTTTTTTCCAGTTACTTGCTGTTAATGTAAGCGGGTCATCTGAACCCGAAGTTCCTACTTTAACATAAAGGTTTGCTGTTCCTGAACCGTCTGCATAATCGTATGCTGTAAAGCCTGCGCCTGATAGTGCTGCTGAAGTATCAACAAATTCCATTTCGCCGCCAGCGGTATGTTCAATAACAACTCTATCACCAACTACACTTGCAACAACATAGTTTAGTCCTGCTGAGTTGATAGCACCTGCCATAACGTCAGCATCATCTGAGTTTCCTGCTGCTGCAAATGAAACTGTTACAGGATCACCAACACCTTGTACGCCTGGTGCAGATTCTGCAATAGTAAATGATTCATTACCAGGAGTAAATGTTGCTCCAATTACGCCGCCTTCGATTCTTGTAGTTCCTGTGCCTACTCTTTCGTATACAGTAAATGCTGCTCTTGCTGGTGATGTGCCTTGTGCATTTGATAGTACATAAGAATCACCTGCTGCAAGACCAAGGCCGCCACTTGAGCGATCTAAATCAAATAATGCGCCTGCTGCCGATGCATAAATTGGTAATTCAATAGCACCAAAAAGTTCTGTTTCTGAATTCCAACGCTTATATCTCCAACGAGCACCTTGATTTGGTTCTGTAGTCTTAACCCAAACAGATCCTGTTGGACGTGGGCTTGTGTCGTTCATTTTAAATTCTGGAACGCTTGTATGTGGGCTAACTTGTAGTGCAGGACAAAGTTTTGTCTGTACTGAAAGTCCTAGTAAAGGAAGTAAGTCACCACCTACGCCTGCGCCAGCTGCTAATGAAATAGTTGAGTCTGCTGAACCATCATTGAAAATGTGAACTTTGCCGTCAATTTTTTCTAATCTTACGCCTGTGTTTGCATTAGCTAGTTGAATGTTTGCTGCTGAAATAGTTGCGTCTAATGTTGCATCTTCTGCAATGCTGTAATCAGCTGCTCCAACTGATAACGTAAATGTAGCCGAACCGCCTACAAAACTTGCTTCGTTTGCTGATGAATCAGCAACTATTGTTGGATGACTATCAACCCAATCATTGCTTCCTACTTCTACCCATTCGCCTAAATAATTCTTATAGAAAACTTTAATTACGTTTGTTGTTGCTTTAATAGCATATTCGCCTTTTTGTCCAACTGATGTTTTTGGAGATCCGTTTGGTGCAATTTTTGTAGTATCAGTAATAACAATAGGTGTCTTAACTTGGAATGTTTGCCCGTCTGTTTGTGCTGCTGATGCACCATTCCATTCAAATATGCCCCATGCTGTATTTTGTGTATCAAGCCAGTTAGTTCCGCCTGCTGGATTTGCACTTGGTGCATCTGCTGTAGGCTGTAGTTGACCTAAGTCAACATCTGCTCTTGTAACATATACTGCATTGCTTACGCCTAAAAGTGAATATGCTGCTTGTAAGCCGTACTCGTTTAGTTCTCCGCCGTGTATTGGGTTATTGTTTGCATCAGTATAAAAAATTGGATCGCCGAATTTTTCTGCAAGATCTCTTTGCGATGTTAGTAATACTGGTTTTTCAGCATTAGCTTTTGTTGTTGCTTCTGCTGTTGCTGTTCCGCTACCGTTTGCTTTATTTTCTGCGGTAGCAACGAATATCATTGGTACAGTTCCTGGTTCTGCCGGAGTGTAAAAACTCTCGTCAATTACCTTGACCTCTACGCCTGGTGATGTTAATGCCATTTTTGATCTCCTATCGAATGAGCTGTATATTACTATTATTTAGCAGATAATATAAAAATCACCCTATTAAATCACCAATAAAAGGGGCCGAAAAGGGCAGCTAAATAAATGTATGCGACCTTTATGTAAAAATTGTAAAAAAAAACCAGCTGCTATAAACT